AATATTTATAGTATTTTTGCTATACTATATTTTTATACCTTTCCTAACCTTTATAGACCTAGTTTATCAATTTCACCAGTGTTTTTGAGTCTAATTGGAATGAATATAAACTCAACTGCTTTCACAGGTTCAATTGCTATGTCTACATGCAATTCATTTCTATCAATTCTTGACGGAGTGTTGTTAGTTGTATCACAAACAACCGCAAAGTCAAACAATCCTCTTTGCCCTTGTACTTCTAACAAGAATGATTCAACTGCTTGTTTGATTTCGTTTCTTGTAAGCTCATCATTTGGTTCAAAGATAAATGGTTGTGCCAACTTATCTAATTGTGTTCTTAAGAACACTACCAATCTTGCTACATTTACTCTGTCTAACGCACTTGTACCACTATGTCTTGTTTTTTGCCCAAACACAGTTAATCCTGATCCTGTTAAGAAACTGATCGGATTCATTCTGTTTGATTGTAAAGTATCTCTTATGCCTGAAGAAACTGCAATAGTTTGTTTTTCTCCAGTGGACGATTTAATAAATCCTACTGAAGTAGCATTGTCTACTACACCTCTTCTTATACCAGCTGGAGCAAACCATGGAAACGCCACATCATCATTGACAGCCAATGTTCTAAGCAACATATGACTTGGTGGAACAAAAACATTGTTACCAGCTAAGTCAGTTGAACTACCCCATGGATAGTAAACTGCTGTAAATGAATCACTTGTTACTAATCCATCTTCATCGTTTGTGCTTGATCCTGCGGCATTTGTTGCAAAGTTACTAATCGCAGTCGATGTATTTTCTAATCTTGCAGGAGTATCACCAACTACAAATGCTGTGTTGCCTCTGTCTCCTGATAGAGTTACTAATTCATCAATCAATTCAATGTAACCTGGCGCCGCCAATACGTTAAATTCACGTTGTTCTTCACGTAGTTGTGTGCTAGAACTTACTGCCGCTTGTAATTGTTTTACAACAATTTGTCTTTGTGCTTTTCTTCCCATAAATGGAGCACCGTTGGACTTGTTGCCACTTACAGTCACCCAAGCATCCTTCTCTGCTGGAAGTGTTGGATAAGTTGAAGTGTTAGCAAAGTTAGTTCTTGTGAAGTGATCTTTTCTAAACTGTTTCACCACGTAACCTGATCTTCTTGTGTTGAATAGCAACATACCTTTTGGATATAATGCTGGATCTGGTCTATCAATATCTAGGTTATCGCTTGTTAACAATGATTTGATTGTAGCTGGTGCTTTTGTTATAACATTGCTGTCTGAATCTAAATGGAATCTTGCATCAGCAAACAGTATGCCATCTTCTGAAACTTGATCAGTGTTATCAATCAACACCCATTTTTCACCATCAACTTTTGAATCATCATATCTGTAAAGTTTTGGATAATTTTCTAAGTCTGAAGTGTTTACCCAAATATCACCATTTACAAGTGCTGTACCATCTGACTGTCCATCAGCCGCTTCTGGCTCTGTAGCAGAAACAATTGGTCCATTTGGTGATGTGTTTGATAAGTTAAATCCTCTAGCATCTGAAGTTACATTTTTGTAGCCTCTCCATATTGTGCCATCGTGCACCATAATGTCTACTTGATCAACTGAAGTATGGTACCAGTAAGTGTTATCACTTGGATCTGCTGTTGGCTCTGTAGTAGATGCTTCATACACCAACGTACCCCAGTTAGAAGCCATTACTTCATCTGATCCAAAAGATCCACCTGGTATTGTGTATAAGTTAGCAACCTTTGTGCCATCTGTTGATATAGCAGAACCATATGTAGAAGCATTTGAACTTCCAAATCCTGCGTCAGCAACAGGTGTGCCTGCTGTGTCGTTCATTCTAAAGTCACCACCATCACTGTGTGTCATTGTGATTACATCTGCTGTTCTGTCATAACTTGCAGAAACATACTTTAAGCCTGCCGCCGCCACTGCCGCAACAAAGTCATCTGCTGTAGTTCCGCCTAGTGTAACAGTCACAGTGTTATCAAATGTTCCATACGTTGTAGAATTTGAATGATCACCTGTTCTGATTGTTTCTCTAATTGTAAAAGTGTTTGCACTTGTAAAAGGACTTGATCCTAATGCACTCAATCCAGTGATTGAAGTTGCACCACTTGCCTGTCTTTTGAACACAGTGTATGAACCAAGTGCCGCGTTTGCATCAAACACAGTTGAGTCAGTTACTGTTGTACTGTCACCACCAAAAAGAATTGTGTCTCTTTCTGTTACGTTGACTTGTACATAAAGATTTTCAGTTGTTAAGTTTTGTCCTGCACCTGATTTGTCTTCATTGTATAATGCTTGGGCGTGTGTAGTGTACATTGGAGCATTAATTGTTGTAAATGCACCAGTTGTGGAATTGTATTTTTTAACAACAACACTTGCACCATTATTTGATGCTGTAGTTTGTAACCAAATACTTCCTGTTGGAGCACTGTGATCATCTGCAGTTTTAAATCCTGGATCAGTAGTGTGTCCACCAATGTGTACTCTTGGCACATCATATGTGCCAGCAGTAATACCTAAGGCTGTTAAAGCTGTTCCACTTACACTTGCTATATTAATTTGTCCACTTGCAGTTGAGTCACTTCCTTCTGCAAGGTCTGTTCCATACAGCACTAATTTGTTATTAACATTTGCCGCAAGTACTCCAGGAATTGCCGCTGAATCTTTACCTGCGTTGATATCACTAATGGTATCCGCTAATGAAGTTCCAGTCAACACTACTTCATATCCGTTTATTGAAATAATGTGTCCTTCTGTTACAGTTGGACTAGAAGCAGTGCCTTCAACAGTTGGCCAAGAAGTTTTCCATGACCCATACTGTGCTGTGCTGTCTCCTGATCCTACTTGTACATAGGCATTGTTTTGATTTTTATAATATAATTTGTTGTCAGTTGATGTAGTATTAATGACATAATCACCTTTTACCCCATAACTTGTTTTTGGAGCACCTGTTGAAACTTCACCTACCAAATTAAACACATCAGTGATTGCTTTTGGTGTTTTTACTGTGAATGTTTGCGTTGATGAATTCCACTCTTTAATTCCCCATACTGTATTTGCAAGATCTAACCAGTAAGTGCCATTTGTTGGTCTACCTGTTACTGGAGAAGCTGATCCCGTTAGTTCGTCTAGATTAACATCTGCTCTTGTTACGAAAGCCTTATTTGCTACACCAAGTAGTGAATAAGCGGCAAGAAGACCATATTCATTCAGCTCGTATCCATCACGAGGTGAACCGCTTGAGTCGGTGTAAAATTTTGGATCGCCAAAAGTTTCTGTTAATTCTCTTTGACTTGAAATTGTGTAAACTGTTCCTGCGTTTGCTGTCAGTGTACCTGCCGCAGTGCCTGATCCGGTACCTGAAGTTTTGTTTTTTGCTGTTGCTACAATGATAGACGGCACCATGCCTTGATCGGCAGGGACGTAAAACGATTCGTCTGTTACTGTAACTTCAACACCTGGTGATGTTAATGCCATTTTTTTGGTCTCCTATATGGTTTTTTATATTTAGCAGATACTGATTATATTATACACTATAGAGGGTGATAAAAAAGGCGACAAAAAGGGCACCATATATACTGTATGAAAAGGCCATTATGCAGTTGCGGAAACCCTGTTGCAGTAAATTATATTAAGAATAAAAAAACTTATTATAGAAAAAAATGTGACAGTTGTTTACGTGGAGTGACTAAAAGGCAACCACGTTGGCAAACAGCAGGCTATCAAAAAAAACATATATGTGATCGTTGTGGACATACTTCCAATTATGACATGCAGTTTAATGTATATCATGTAGACGGTGATCGTAATAATTGTGCATTTACAAACTTAAAAACTGTATGTGCAAACTGCCAACGAGTGCTTCATTTGGAAGGCATGCTTTGGCGTCAAGGTGATCTTACACCAGATTAAGTACCCCAATATCCAAATTCTTCTTCTTCTTCTGGGATGTATGGATCCATGTCATCACTAAATGGACTGATCATTTTATCAACTTGTTGATAAAGTTCACTTACTGTGTTGTTATTTTTTACATGCCAATCAAAGTTAATTTTTGCCCATTTCCACTCTGATGGATGTGCATGTTTAGGTGTTATATCTTCTTCAACATAATCAGTAAACCATTCCGGATCAGCACCTCTTGATACCTTCCACATTTGCCCACCTAATTCTTTGATAATAGTATCTTCATGTGGGAATCTTACATCTGGTATGACATAATTGATGTTTGGATTATCAAGGATAGTTTTCTTCAATAAAATAGTCCACGTATGAACATGAAATCCATCACGCACTTCTGTGCCAAATTTTTGTAACACATATCGTGGAGTAATGTCCATGCCAAGTTCTTTAGTCCAAAATGGATCCGGTATTTCACGCCACTCTCTACTTTCTTTGGTATCACCTTCCAACAAGTGCCTTGGCCATTCAAAGATTGATGCTACTCCATCTTTCAATTTGTCTGCAAATTTTATACGCCTGAAATTGTGCCTATTAATTAAATGATCTGCAACTGTGTCTTTGCCTGATCCTATTAGTCCGGCAATACCTATTATTACTTGCATCCGCCTCCAATAGCACCGCTACATTCAAGCCCATGATAAAAAAACATGCGTGGAAAGTCATGATAGTGAGCAAGATAAACAACTAATACGGAAATTAAAATTGCTCCTAGCACAGATCCTACAAAGTTAATCATTTTCATAGTCTCCGTCATCTTCCTGCTCAACAATGTAAACAGGTTGCTTGGGATCAATCATGTTCACCACCTGGATCATTATCTGGCAATTTTACTTTGTATGGATTGCCATTTTTATCACGATAGATCACATATTCTCGTTGCCTATCTGCAGAATGGTAGCCTTCTTTAAATCTGTAAGTTCTTTCAGTAATCCTAAATGTTGCCACGGTTACTACTATGGCCATAATCAGTATCAAATGTGAAACGAATGTTACGCCTAGCAATACCCAACTACCAAAATACAAGCTAAATGCAACACACCATAACCATGCTAAAAGTTGTAATACCAAATGTCTAACCTGTAAATCTGGTATATTTTTCAGCGGATTCCACTGTGCATCCATTACACCATTCCAACTGTCTAAAATAAATTGTCTCATGCTGTTAATATAGTATGATTGTGCTGATCTGTCAACTACCCAATGACAAAAGACATTGGAGTTTGGCCTACTTCGTAATTGGAAATTGATGCTTCTAATCTTTCCAACTCTTGTTGGCCTTCTGCTTTAAGCTGATCTCCATTGAGCGAAGTTCCGCCCTGTGGACCTGCAATAGTGGCAAATTTGGATCTTGCTTCTCCTAGCATAATTTTGCACACACCAAGAGTGTAATCTCTTATCCATGGTTTTGCATACCTGTCTTGTAGCAAAATACCATCTGGTTTGTCGTTGTATAACCAAAGCAAAACAGTTTCTTCATTACGTTGACGCCTTACTATTTCCAATTTTCTGGTAACTGTGTCATAATAAAAATTAATAAAGCC